TTCTATGATGCAGCATCATAATTATAGTCTTACTGAGTTGAATGAGATGATACCGTGGGAAAGGGAAGTCTACGTTACTATGTTAGTTGAACATATCAAAGAGGAGAACGAGCGTTTACGCGCTCAAAAATTAAGGTAATGAGTAAAAAGATGGCTAACAAAGTAAATGCACGAGATTGGGACGGCGATGGTCTTATCACTGAGTATGATATCGCTCGCGAACAGGACATGCAAGAACTCGAACTTCAAGAAGAAAAAGCAAGTACGCAAAAGCGCATGGCTTGGTTCTCACTTGTTTTAATGGCAGTTGTTACTATACTACTCTTTACTCCTCTTATATCTGATTCTAAAACGCAGACTCTTTCAGATTTGTTAGGTATGTTTTATATCGCTCAAGCTGGTATCGTTGGTGCTTATATGGGAGTAACTGCATGGATGACAAATCAAGCAAGATCATCAGCATCAAGTAATGCTGCTCAAGCACGGGCAGAAATGTATTCAATACGTAAGAACAACCCTATTCCGAATGACGAAGAGAGATAACAATAATGGCCGGTACAATAACTCTTGATGATGTAACGATTGAGCTCATAAGAGCAAACGATACGTTAGGAGCGTTGAAGGTTGATTCGAATCTTCAATTAGAGTATCTTAATCTTACTGTTGATACATTTAAGGAAGGATTTAGTAATCTATTAAGTTTCTTTCAAGGTAACTCCCTTGCAAATCTAGAAAAAGCTAGAGAAGATAAAGAGTTCCAAAGCGATATGCTTGATGCGCTTAAAGACTTAAAGCCAAAAAAAGATTATAAAATGGCCGATGCGCCAAAAGACCTTGAAGGTTTTGGTTTAGGTACATTAGGTCTTCTCCTTGCAGGACTTGTTGGTATCGTTAAGGGATATGTTTCTGCGTTAAAAACTTTCGTAAAAGCTTTTACACCTGAATCTATATTAGCTGCATTCAAAGAAAAAATTGCAAAGATTGGAAGTTCCTTTGTAAAAATCATCGATGATTTAAAACTCTCATTTGCAAAAGGGTTTAATATACTTCGTAGTAAGTTAGTTGGATTCATTTCAGGTTTGTCTATGCAGTTTGACCTACTTAAAGATTCTAAGTTTGGAAAATACATTGATAACATACGTGATATCTTGAAGTCTGTGATGGCACCTATTACAGCAGCGTTTGAGTACATAAGAGGTGCTGCAAAAACTTTATCAAGTGTGTTTGTTACAGGAGGCGAAGCAATTAAAACGTTAACTGCAGGTCCTGTACAATTCATAGTGGAAACCGTAAAGGGTTGGATCTCAACATTTAAAACTTTTGCTTCAGCACTAGGAAGAGTAAGCACCATCCTTGGTAAAATCTTTGCGCCAATCTTTATTATCATGACTGTGTATGATACTGTTAAGGGAATGCTAAAAGGATTTGAGGAAGATGGTATCGTTGGAGCGATTGGAGGCGCAATTAAAGGATTCTTTAATTCACTTATTATGACTCCGCTCGATATGATTAAGTCGGCAGTATCATGGATTGCCGGAGCATTTGGTTTTGATAACGTTGAGAAAGCACTTGATGCATTCTCATTTGAAGATCTCTTTACTAAATTGATTGATGGTATATTTGGTGCAGTTACAAATGCTATTGACTGGATAGTTGGATTGTTTACTGGCGAGACAGACTTTGGTGCCTCTCTTGGAAATGTAATGGATGGTATTAAGGATTTCTATAAGAAGATCCTACAGGCGATCCTGCCAATGCCTGATTCAACTAAAGCTTGGTACTCTATACCTAATCTCGTATCAAAGGCAATACCTGATTCGGTTTATGAGTTTGCAGGTATGAATCCTCGAACAAGTGCTGGTGCAAGCATTGCATCTAATAGTATGACGTCAAATGCTAAGTCAGAGCAGATTCAATATAATAACAATAATAGCAAAAGTAATACGTTAATTGGTGCACCATCACAAGGTGGTGCAGCGGTTGCTTCTGGTAATGATTTAAATTTAGCTAAGTCAGAGCAGAGTCAACTATCAGCACCGGCACAAGGCGGCGGTGGCGGTAGCGTAAGTCAAATGAATTCTACTTCTGTTGTAAATAATCAAACAACTGTTATTAAACCTACACCTTCTGCAACACGTAGACCAAATAACTCATCGGATATATTCTTCTATCCTGCTACTGCAAACATCGCATAGCAAAAGGGGATCCAAATTTGGATCCCCGATTTACTTCATATTACTAATTAACTTGATGCAGCTAACTTAGCAAAATAACTAAGCGTATCGCTGTCATCTGATTCATCGTCGGATGATTCAACCGGAGCATGACGTACCGGAGCTGATGCAGCAGATTTCTCTTTGAATGTTGGCGCCGATGCAATATCATCCAATGAGATTGATTCAGCAGTAGACATTACAGCACCATTCTCACCAAGAACACGTGCCAACTTAGCTTTCAATTCAGCATAAGTCTTATAGTTCTTTGGATCAAGGAACTCACTTAAACTATTCAGGCGATTGTATACGCCTTCAAGCTTTTCGTCATCGCCATCCATAAGTTGTGCAGCTGCGGCAAACTCAGACTTATCGTAGTTACGATAACCTTCAACGTTACGAATCTTCAATTTGAAGTCTGCACCTTCCCAAAAATCAAATGGGTTGACCGGAGCTTCATCTTGAAACTGAGGTTGCATTACATCTATGATCTTATCAAAGATCTTCTTACCAAACTTGAATAAGAATACCTTACCATCATTTGATGGGTTTGATGGATCAGAGATTACGAGTACGTTTGAAACATAGTGCAAACGGCGTTTACGATCACGAGCAATTGCTTTGTCTTCGTCACGACCAGTATTCCATAACACTGAGTTGATTTCGCCAACTGGATCGGGTTGACCAATAGAGGTCAACGAGTTCTCGATATACCAGAGACCAGTAGGACCTTTAAAGCCGTGATCCCAATATCGAACCCAAGGAAGGTCTTCACCTTCTGGTGCAGGCAAGAATCGAAGAACTGCATATCCATTCCCTGCTTTGTCAACAGTTGGTTTCCAGAAGCGATCATCGCCATAAGACTTTTGTTCGCCACTACCACCGCCAACTTTTTCAGCTGCTGCTACAAGAGCAGAGATTGCTGCACCACGTTTGTTTTTTAAATTTGAAAATGCCATTGTATGTATTCCTTTTATTAAAGTATATTGACTGAATTATCCACAAACAACTCATAATATATTGTATATTATACCATAGTTTTGCTATGATGTATATAGCCGAAGTATAATTTCCTTAATCTTTTTCTCGTCGAATCGGACAAAGGGAGTATACTTACGGATCCGTTTAGAGACTTCCGGCCAAACGATTGGATCCTTTATAGTCTTATCAGTCTTCTTCACGAAGCCAGTAAGACGATTCAGAATCACAACTGTTTCAATACAGACGTCTCCTCGCAAATACATTGTAACCACAAGTGGGTACGGTGTATCCTTTGCTTCAAAGATCTCATCAAAAGACTGAGTCTTATCGGCAAGTGTATTTATATCTTTCTCAAATGTATATGATAGAGATTGGTTTCGCTTCTGCCAACTATCATAAGCAGATTCGTCGGATAGCATATCACCAATCCATTTCTTTTCAGAAGTGAACTGTGCAACATAATAATTTATAATTTGATCAGGTGTTTCAAACTTACGACCGAGTTTAGCAAAGTGATACTTATCTTTACGCTTCCAGAACGCTTGTTGTTTTGCTGATGTCTTATAGTTATATTGGGTTGCATCATAAGTATCAGATTCAAAATGTAGTTTAATCGCCATGTAATAACGATATGCGTCAAATGCTTCCATCATCATATTGGTAGAGTGTTTCCACCTTTCATCATGTTAGTTGCTACAGCTTCAGCCTGAATCTTATCTTTAATTTGTGGAGTAATGAGGTTACCTACATCAAGTGGATCAATTTCTCGTTGTTGACATATGTGTAATACTGCATCAATATAACCAATACGCTTTTCGTGTACAACATCCTCAACCATTTTAGCAAATTTCTTCTTGTTCAATATGACATCTTCTAGCATTATGTTTTTCTCTTATAAAATATATGGTCATCAATTTGTACTACTTTAGTTAACCCTTTAAAGAATCCAGGATTAACATATCTTGCATGGAAGAATAACGATCCATTTGTTACATCATGTCCCTGATAATATAACCTCAGTGCTTGTTGTGCTACATCTTGAGCTTTCGCAAAGAGAATGGGATCATGATGTTTGTTCTTAATAATATTACTACATACCCAAGAAAATTGACATACGTCACCAATCTTTTGTTTCACTACACCACAAATAGATCTTGGAAATTCTTTTTCCATCGTACGATTAAGTGTTACATGAGCTACTGCGATTTGTCCTGTAACTGATTGGTTCTTTGATTCCCAATAGATATTTTTCGTAAGACAAGTAAGCTCTTCGCTTGATATGTTGATTGGCTTTTCAACAGGTACCACATCTACAAGATTGAATACTGTAAAACAACTAACAGCAGCAAACGCTAAGACCCAAGATATAACATTTTTGTTTACTATTGACGATACTTTCATCGATCTAATGTCCTTAATAGAATTGTTTCTAAGTTAATCCTTCCATTTGGTACTGATGATTTAGTTGTAAGCTTTTGCCATTCATTGTCAATTTGCTTTGATGTCTTACTTAAGATAGTAGCAAGAAACTCATCGGGCTTACGTAATCGTACTGAGCGTGAAGTTTCAGGATCAAAGCGTTGGATGCTTGTTCCCTTGATTTCAAATCCAGCTGTAGAGTTACTTACATACTCTGTAAGTGTTCTCGATTTTTCATGGAAGGTGTATAGACGTATTGCACCTGGAATTTGTACAGGATTAATCGATATTAGTTTATATTCAACTGAGTTCTTAGCATACTTCAATTTGCTAACTTGTTTATCAGCTGTTCTGACTTTAGGTGTCCTTGGGGCACGAGTTGCAACGGATGCTGCTTTGACTCGATCCAAATCCTCAAGCATTTTATTCACTACATCGATACGTCTTTTAAGTTCACTTCGTTTAATGTGAGAATATCCTTCAACTGCTTGTTCACAACGCTTATGAAAAGCGTCTTCATATTCTAAGAGCCAAACTTCAAGCCGCTTTCTCACAGGTGCTACAGCGGGAGCTTTCAGTAGGTGTCTTTGAAACAGTTGATAGACATCAATTGTAGTAGTTCTACCTGCAATCCACTCGTCCTCAAGAAAGTCAAGATCAACCATAATTGTTGATTGAATCTTTTTATTCATTAACTCAAGAGGACTTGCTTTTGCAACTACTACGGCGGGTTGTTCATCATTTTCATCATCATCATCAACCAATGGCATGGTTTTTCTCATTGCCCTAGCCAATACTGCATAATATTCTTGAATCGCTTCAGGATATCGCTGATACTTTTCTTCGAATGTCAAACCTGCATTCATCCAATGTATAGCCGCACCATAAGCAGAGTGCATACCAAAATGCCATTCAGGATAAGACAAGATATTTTGTACTTGATCCTTTGTGAATAGCTTTTTGATATGCGTTTTAATAATGTCAATGACAACTTTGCGATCAATCTCTTCGTGAAAGTATTGTTTACATGCAGTAAACCCTCTATCCATAGGAACTGCAGCTAAGCCAGTCTTAGGTCGAGCTCGTGGAGTCGACTTCGACTTACGAGGTGTTTTAATAATCTTACGAGTTGATGCTGTTGCCATATTCTTTTTCTCCATTGCAAGAACTACTATTATACCACAGTTCTTGCGATATGTACATAATAATTAAGTTGGTTCAAATTCTGTTACTGCATCTACACGGAATGAACGCCAGTCTTGAGCGTCTAGATCAAATACACGAATCACATTTGATGATCGATCAGTATCTTCTGCAGGATTTGCAGGAGCTTGAGTCAAAGGGAGTAGATTCTTATTCAGTGTGGCCTTCATATTGCGTACTTCACCATTTACTTTGGTAAACACTACACGAACAGGACCATTTTGAAGCAAACTTACATAATACTCACGATTTTCATTTGACATATAACTTCTCCTTTATTAATTAACCTCTACGCATTGTTGAGTAGCTTACAGGATCATCTCCTTTACCTACTGCAACAAGATTTGATTTATGCATTGTTGCAATACCAACTATATAATTTCCACTGTATTGCGGTGATGCTTTTTTCGATGCATAACTCGCCGTTGTGTTTTTTGTTACAACAGATTCAAATTTTGGTGACTCACGAACAAACGTATTATTACGTGGTGTATAAACACCGTTAGTCGTTTTCGCATGTGCCTTCTTACCACGCCCTAGGCGGTAATCAATGAAAGCTTCAAGTGTTGCAAACTGGCATGACACTAAACCGTTTTGCGTTTTGAACTTCTTATTATGTGCTCGCCATTCTATTTCCATTAGTTGTTTATCAACCTTAGACATAGATTTG